ACTGAGGCAACGAACGTGACTGTCACAGCCAACAACACTGCCAACGAGACAGTTTACTTGACATTCGTTGACGGAGCAACTGGCACACAGGGCATTGAGACGGACACTGGTCTGAGTTACAACCCAAGCACCAATGTTTTGTCGACAACGGCATCACAGGCGCAGTACGCTGACTTGGCTGAGAAATACACCACAGATCAGGAGTACGAAGTTGGCACTGTGATTATGGTCAATACAACGAATGCGTCTGAAGTGACATCAGTGACTGCAGGAAATATTGCAGTGGGTGTCATATCCGGTGCACCGGCATACTTAATGAATGCCAACAGCGAAGGACAGGCGGTAGCATTAAAAGGACGTGTTCCAGTGTGTGTGAATGGACCGGTAGTCAAAGGTCAGACGGTATACGTGGATGACAACGGTTGTGCAACAGCATCAAATAATGACTCTTGCATGGTTGGAATAGCATTGGAATCTAACGACAGTGCAGACGTTAAACTGGTCGAATGCATACTTAAAGTGTAACTGTTAAAATTACCAAAAACCGCATAAATACCGTTACATTAACAATAATCATGCGGGAGAAATGGAACCATGACAACAAGAAACTTTAGAGTAAAGAACGGTCTTTCAGTTGGTGATATCACGATATCAGCGTCCAACGGTACGATCACAGGTCTGTCAACTGCGGCACCAAGTGCTGACGGTGACACGGCCAACAAGAAATACGTAGACGACCAAGATGCCGCTATAGCATCAGACACGCTTACGTTTACAAACAAAACATTCGACGCAAACGGCACAGGTAACTCGATATCAAACATCGACTTCGCTGATTTCACCTCAGGTGTGGTATTAGATGAAGACAACATGTCTTCTAACTCAGCCACTAACCTTGCCACACAGCAGTCAATCAAGGCCTACGTGGACACAGAGGTCGGAAACATCTCAACAACGGCCATCAGTGCAGGTAACTCAAGTGCCACTATTTCTGACACAGGTTCAGATGGTGCATTGACGGTTGTGTGTGATGGTAACACGGAACTAGTGGTAAATGACACGTCATCTACTTTCTCAGGTAACGTGATCGTGTCAGGTAACTTCACAGTCAACGGTACAACTACAACAGTTGCTACAACCAACACAACAAACACTGACAACATCTACGAACTTGCTACGGGTACCACAGGCACACCGGCTAACGACGCTGGTATAGTGATCGAGAGGGGTGATTCAAACAACGCCTTCATCGGTTTTGATGAGTCGGAAGACAAGTTCAAAGTTGGTACAGGTACTTTCACAGGTGCGTCAACAGGTAACTTGACAATCACGACAGGTACTTTGATAGCGAACCTAGAAGGCACAGCGACAGCGGCACAGTACTCTGACGTTGCGGAGCGATTTGCTTCAGATGAAGTAATGGCTCCAGGAACAGTTGTGGCACTAGGTGGTGCTGAAGAGATCTGCAAGGTAAACGAGGAAGGATCAGACGAAGTGTTTGGTGTGGTTTCTAGCCTAGATCAAGCGGCTTTCAAAATGAACGGTGGAGCAGGTAACGACGACACTCACCCATACATCGCAATGACGGGTAGGGTAAATGTTAAAGTTATCGGTTCAGTGAACAAAGGTGACAGACTTATATCTGCATCAGTTCCAGGATACGCTAGGGCGGCCACCAAAGCGGAATGCACAGCATTCAACGTGATCGGTAGAGCGTTAACTGGTAAAACAACAAACGGACAAGGTTCAGTATTAGCGGCAGTTAGAGTAAGTCACTAGTAAATACCTATACTTTTTAGTAGAATCAAAGGGCGGCTTTAGGGTCGCCCTTTTTTTTTAGGCGCATAAATACCTATACTGCTGTCGGTCGGCAACGATAACGAGACCGTGTGTGGCATATGTTGCACTAACATTATTATAAAGGAGTACTGAAGTATGGCCATAGGTCGTATATCAGGATCGGTATTAAAGTCCAACCTGACCAGGAATGGTGTCGATCTTGCATTTGAAACAAACCTACTGTATCTCGACGTCACAAACAGTCGTGTGGGTATTGGTACTTCTGAACCCACAACAGCATTACAAGTAAACGGAACGGTAACAGCCACAGCGTTCGCTGGGGATGGATCCCAACTTACGGGCATCAACGTTGACACCAACATACAGTTGGTGGGAGACGACTCAACAGGTGCCACACTGGGCACCGGTGAGACATTCAAGATAGCGGGAACTCAAAACGTTTCAACAGCAGTGTCAGGCGACACTTTGACCATAACAGGTCCAGATCTGACATCTTACATAACTGCTTCTAGCACCAACACACTAACCAATAAAACATTTGACGTGGAGGGCACAGGTAACAGCATATCAAACATCGATGTTGCGGACTTAAAATCAGGAGTATTAGACACAGATCTTTCTAGTGTATCAGCAAGTGATGACACACTGGCTTCCGCAAAGGCCATAAAGGCCTATGTTGACCAGATATCTACATCTGCAATATCAGAAGGTGACTCAAACGTAACAGTCACGGACTCCGGCACAGGGGCGATCACCATAGCGGCAGACGGTAGCACGATCATAACGATGAATGCAACCACAGTGTTGGATGCATCAGCAGTCACCAACGCCATAAGATTACCCAACGGTACAACCGCACAGAGACCAAGCGGTGCAGTTGGTGAGATAAGATACAACAGTAGCACTGACACCATAGAGGGTTACACATCGGCGGGCGGATGGGCTCAGTTGGGATCCGCCACCGCAACCGCAGAAAGTACTGACGACACCAGTACCGACGATGCCTCCGCATTAAGTACCACACAAGGTGTTATCAACCAATTCGCTACCAGCACACTCGACAGTGCTTGGTATCTGGCAATAACCAGAGACGAAATAAACGATGAAGTGGCCACTGCCAAGTACAGTTTGGTGCACAATGACACGGACGCATTCGTGGCCCATTCCCATATAGTTGAATCTAACAGTTCCAATTCTTACCTGACCGTACAAGCGGATGTGGCAGGTGGTAATGCAAGACTGTTGGGAACAGGCGGAAGTGTGGTTAACTCTGTTTCCATATACAGGATAGGTTTGGGTGACAACTCTACCTCAGGAACGACAGGTAATGTCACAATAGGTGTCAACTCGGACGTGGACAGTGCCGCTGAAAAGATAGACGGATTCGCATTGGCGTCCGCTAGAGGAGCCAAATATTACATTTCAGTAAACAACACCACAACTGGTGAACTATCAAACACAGAAGCACTTGTCGTGCATGATGGCTCCACTGCTTACATCACTCAATACGGAACAGTCAACACCGGCAACAATGACCTAATAACACTGACCGCAGAAGTGGACAGCACAGAAGTTGTATTGAAAGCATCAGCCCAGGCACCCAACTGCCGTGTGACTGTATACAGGATTCTATTGGCCGATGATGAGTCGGCGTCAACGGGTACAAACGTCAATGTTGTAGAAGCCACAACAGTCAGTTCAACTGCCACGACAGTTGACTCGTTCAACACGTCGGAATACACAGGTGCTTTCTATGTGTTCACTGGTTACAACGCCACGGAGGGTGCGGCCAGCATATCTGAGGTCATGGTTGTGGCCAACGACGAAGCCTACATCGGTACTGGACCAATAGTGTCAACGAAAGGCACTGATCAATTGGATTTCACAGCCAGCCTATCAGGAACATCTGTCACAGTAAAAGCGGCATCCACGTCTGGATCAAGCACCACAGTGAACGGTTACAGGGTACACATGCTGAGGGGATCAGCGGGTGCATCAACGGCGGACACTGTGTTGGTGTCAACAGAACAGACCATCACGGGACAGAAGACTTTCACAGGAAACATTCTTGTTGATACAATACAATCACCAGGATCTAATGCCAACATCAATTTAGACCCACAGGGCACAGGTGCAGTTCAGATCAACGGTGCGTATACTTTGCCAACAGCGGACGGAAGTGCCAATCAAATATTAAGAACAGACGGTTCTGGCACTGTGGCATTTGGTGAACCAAATAAAGAGATCGTAAACGCACTTACACCCGCGGCCAGTGTGGCACTTGATCCAACGGCGGGTGGCATACAGACAATAACACTGGGTCAAGATACAACATTCACACTGAGCAACTGGGCATCGGGCCATAGGATGACACTCATGATAGACGACGGTGCGAACAGATCAGTCACATGGCCAACCATGCTGTGGGCGGGTGGCGTAGAGCCAACATTGGCGACGACAGGCTTCAACACCATAGAATTGTGGTACGTGGGATCCAACTTATACGGTGCATACGTGGGAGCGATGTCGTAATGCCCGGCGGACTAGCGGCGGCCACAGCAGGTGGATACCAGGAGAGGATCAGCGATCTCAGTAACCCTGAGGTATTACTGGACTGGGGTGACACCAACTGCTATCCAGGATCTGGAACAACATTTACAAACCAAGGATCAGGCGGAAGCACATACGATGGCGATCTAGTCAACGGTGCCACATACAGTAGTTCATTTGGTGGCATCATAACCTGTGATGGCACAGATGACATGATATCAATAGACAACAATTTTACACAACCTAGGGCAGGAGGCACCTGCATGATATGGTTGAGAACACACGTAGACGAGAGCAGACCATTCACAAGTTTTACCGCTGGAGCGTTCCAGGGTTTCGTGAACTTCGGCGGCACGGACGGAGTGGACAGGGCAGAGACAATAACCAACTGCAACAACTGGTTCGCTGTGAACGGCGCCAACACCTTTGGGTCATACACCAATGTGTGGACCTGTGTTATAGGCAGGACCGCCAGCAACCTCGTGACATGGTTCGAAAGAGGAATCAATCAAGATGGGGGCAGTTATGGTAGCATTGATTGTGTGAGCGGCGCCGCGAGCCAGATGGAGAACGATTTCAACTTCAGGCACTTTGGCGAGAACACCACATACGACAGTCACTGGGATGGCGACTACGGCGTGATAGCACTGTGGGACACTAACCTAACAGATCATGAATGCCTAGAGGCATTTGGAGTATACAGGCATCGTTATGGAGTTTGAGAGATTCTGGAAGAAAAAACTGAGATTCTGGCTGACGGGTTTTGAATGTAAAATCTGTATGCTGTACAGGATATACTTGCTGTATGGTGTGATCGCAATCCTTATACTATTAAATCTAGTATAGTCTGCAACTTACCTTTTATACTTTTGTTGTTGAGTGTATTTTTGAGGCCCATGTGCAGATTCTTGGGCCAACATTCAAACGCACACCAACAGTAACCTGAATGTTCCGCGTTCAATTTGGGTATGAATTCTGCGTCAATGGCTATGAGATATGTGTGGAAGAAGAACTTCTGATCATTGCTTGTGAACATCTCCAGTGGTATGACTTTCTTGAACTTGGGTAAACCGCCCGTCTCTTCCTCGATCTCACGCTTCAGTCCTTCGAAAGCACTCTCCGTGAATTTACTCTTACCGCCAACCAATCCCCACATGCCTTGTGTTTTCCGATCAGTCCTCTGTAGGAACAGGAAACGTTTGGTGCTGGTTGCGTAGAACAGGGCACCTGAACAGACTATGTTTTCTTTCATGATTTATTATAACAACTATGGGGTTGTGGCGTCAAGGCTTGAGTTGTATCCTGGATCTGCACCACCGTCAAGCACTATGCTCCAATTACCTTGTGTGTACACACCCTCGTATGATTTGACCCATTCCGTGCCATTGAACCTGTACTGTATGCCCGTATTTAGGTTGGTAACGTAGTGTTGTGTGCTATCAGGATTCGATGCGTCAAAAGCCACGTTCCACTTTGATGTTGAACTGTTGTATTCTATGATGTCACCAACGCTGGCAACTAGAGTGCCCCATGTTTGACTCTGGAAACTGGCTGTCGAGTCTCCAACATCATTTATGACCAGATACCTATCACCATTCACGGGTGTGCCGGGATCAAATGTTGCTGGATTTATTATCTTCTTGACCGCTGTCAGTGAGTTACTTGGTATCGTGTCTCCGTCTATTGTGTACAATAAAATAGTGTCATCCAGTGTTGATGTTGCTATGGTACCAACAATCTCATTTCCGTTTGGCTGTGTCAATCTTATCTGTGATGTGCCGTTCGTGACCTTGCCATACTGATCCAGTAGAACTTTCCAATTGACCGCTGGACCGAATGTTTCGAAAGGATCGTAGTTGCTTGGCTCATTCGCTCCTGTGTGGAATCCATCTCCTCCTGATTTAACATTTGTGCCCGTTGAACCTAATAATCTTAGTTGATTACCTGTCACTAACAATCCAAAGTTGTTTGGTGTGATGTAACTCCTAGATGTCAGTTCTCCGTCTATCAATCCTTTGGCTATGCCGCCGTCATCGTCATATATGCTCATGATGATCTTTTGTACGACACCCAGTTTCTTGACTTTCACCGGTGGTGATAGCCATATGGGCATCGAGAACGTCAGTGTTGCAACATCTATCTCGGAATCTGCACCCACGGGTATCGTCCTCGAACTGAATGTTGTTCCTGTCAATTCAACGTAACTCAAACTGGTCCAATCAATGTAGTTGTCCGTTTTCTGTATCTCGAAGTCTGGATTGAACAAATACAATATCTGTTCCATGATCTGTAGTTTCTGATCCGTGTTCGTTGTCCAGATGTCTGCCGACACTTCCAGCCTGAACGGAGATGGCATCACTTTCTCAACTGTGTAACCTGCACCCATCTCATTGGTGTAGTTGCCGTCTGAGTCTATGCCTCTTTCTCGTAAATGCTGTTTCTCTATGTGATAAGGATTCTGCATCCTGTCCCTGTCATAATTTAATTCCCTGACATACGCCGCAATCCTCGGTGCGTACTGTAGGGCATTCTCTGAGTTGTTCCTGATTATGTTCGCGACCTGCCTCGTTGGATCACCGTACACCACCGGCACTGCCCTTAATTGTACAGAACCGTCACTGCCTTTGCCTGTCTCCACAGAGAAGTTACTCAAGATCCTAATGAATTGAGTGAGAAATTTCCTGACCTGTCCTTCGTAAAAATGCAACATGTTTAATTGTCAGCCTTTGGTTTCAGTGCATCTGTCAATGACTGTCTCTGTTTGACCGTTAATCCGTTTATTGTTGATTCCGTTGTGTTGTTGACGAAACTTGTTTTGTAGTTTGATCTAGAATCATTGTTCGTTGTAGTTATTCTCACACTGTCTTCAATTTTGACCCATCTGACTCCGTCATACCTGAACAATCTGTTGGGCAAGAAATCTGTTCTCAAGAAATAATCGCCTTGGTCAACACCAGACGTTGGGAATGTGATACCAAATCCTGCTGGATTTCCGTTGGGTGCCACACCATCTCCATCTAGGTAGAATCCGTAGTGTGAACTTGCTGGTGTGTCTATTGTGGCATTTACTGTGTTATCACTGCTGGCTCTCTGTGCCTCAGTGTTAACATTTTCTGTCCTAATATTACCTCTTTCATCGATTGGTGCAACATAGTATTGCTTGTAGTTGAATCCCGCCTTTGGTGCATCCTGCTCTGCCTGTGCAACGATCTGATCGTTGATGGTTTTCTCTCTGTTGTATGTGCTCATGTAACTGGCGACCGATCCTGTTGTGGTTGCATCGCCTATGATAT